CCACCGTGATGGTGTACTGCGCACCCCATACGCCTGCATCGTTCTTCTTGTACTCGCACTCCGTGTTCACGATGTTCACCGCCCAGCTGGGGTACTCCTCGGCGAGATACAGGTCGCGCAGATAGACGTCCGTGCTGCCGAGCAGATGGTGCATGCGGCTCGCCTCGTCCTCGGTGAGGAGGGCGGTGTTAAGCTCGAAGCGGCGCGTGATGGTGTTGAGATAGTCCGTATTGTCGCGGATGTTACGCTTATACACGTTGTTTGCGTCGATAAGGCCGTCACCTGTGCGGTACTGGCCGCGCGCGTAGGCGTCTATCTCACGCCACTTGCCCTCGATGAGCAACGAGTCCCAACCGCCCCACGCATTGAGGTAGTCGAGACACCAGCGGCGGCACTCCTGCACGATGTCAAGGTGCATATAGCGTCCGTCGGGTGTAGGCTGTACGACATCTATCCAGTTGTAGTTGTGCCAGTACTTCGTGCCTCCGAGGTCTTGCCCGTCACCTATCCACTGCGTCGTAATGCCGCTCGATGACATCGTGCGCTTCTTGCTTGGGTCTTGCGAGCCGTCGTCGTCGAGGTATATGGCAATCGTCATGCTGCTGTCAAAGGTCGTGACGAACAGCCCCTGCACGGGAGAGAAACGCGGGATGATGGGGTCGTTCCGCAGGCGTGTGGATAGTGTGTCCGTGAGCGAGTAGAGCGTCCAGTCCATGTAATAGATGAGCGTGTCCTTCTGCGTGCTTCCCTGATACACCCAAAACGTGCGCTTGGTTTTCTCGTTTCGGCTCTGCAAGAGGCCTGTGTTTTGGTTCGGGACGCAGTACTCGGCGAAGATGTAGTCGCGTATGATAGGGGCGACGTTTACCTTCAGCGTCTCCGAGCTCCCGCTCTTGCTGTATATCGTCCCCGTGTAGATGATGTTCGACGTCGTTCCCTCGCGCACGGTGAACTCCTTCGACGTCCCCGTGCCGAGTGTCGTGTAGTGGTCTGCCCACGTCGGTAGTGTAACGGTTGCCATTGTTATTGCTTGTAGAATGAAAAAGTCTTAAGTATTGCGTCTATGTTCTCCGTGAGGTCGGCGGCTATCTCGTCATTGAGGTTGATGAGTGCGCCCTTCGTATTCTCAACAGCGCGCCCAAGCTCATGCCCTGCGGGTGTTCCCTTCTCGGAAATCTTGCGGGCGATGAGGAACGCCAGCTGCTTCGGCTTCGGCACTCTGCCATTGCTGTCGGCATGAGGCACTACGGGCTTGACGCGTATCCAGTCCTCGATGGGCTTGCGGGGAGGCCAGTGCGGGCGCGTCCCGTTCTCCACGTACTTCCAATACTCCTGCAGCATGAGCGTCACGGACAGCGTCGTGCCGTTCACATCGACGATGTACTCGGCGGTGCTCCGCAACGCGTCGTTGTACTGCGTCGGGCGGTTGTTCATGGATAGCTCCTCGCGGTAACGCTCGCGCAGCGTATCGCCATACACGGCGAGAGCCCGCACCGTGCGCGGGAACATCGAAGCCATGTCCGTATTAGCCTGTGGTACTTGTGCCATCCGTAGTTATTTTTCGCAAAGAACGCGCAGGATGCGCTCTTTTTCTACTGAATAGGCTTTCCCTTACTTTTGTGCGCAGCGCGTTAGGCGCGCTCTTACAGGCCTTTCTGCGAGTGACGAAAAAAGGGGCTATCCTCACGGACTGCCCCTGCGCCACAGTTTAAGTAAAGAAAAAAAAGGAAAAACAGCGAAAGATCTGTTTCCGAGGACAAAGATACGAAACGTTTCCTACGTAAAAAAATTACGGAACAAAAAAGTGGGGCGAGCCTCACGGCCAGCCCCTCTCGCAAAAACTCAACTCAACAAAAAATGTTACCCAAAAACACACCAGAGTGATAACGTGACAAAGATACAACGCGCGCGCGATATGCGCAAGCCCTCCGTCAGTTTTTTTTCGCCCACAGCCTGTTCTGCCTCTCCTGCTCGGCGCGCCTGTCCTTGATGTAGCACAGGAGCGTGAGAAACTCGACTGCCGTCATTCGATAGACGCTATCCCAGCTGTCTCTTGTACACTCGCTAACAGCGTCAACGCACGCCAGCCATCCCCACCGCGAAGTGAACGCACGGCCTCCTTCATCTGCCGCGCCGTCGCCTTCATCTTCTCCGCCTTCTCCTTGTCCTCCTCCCGCTTCGCTGCCTGTCTTATCTTCCATGCCGAAAAGGTTAGGGAAGCGCGAAGTGACCGCCCTAACCGATAGAGAAAAGAACCGAGCATCCCCATCGCCACGCTCACGGGCATCTCGTCGCGTATGATGCGCTGCACATCCCCGATGTCGTAGCCGTCCATGTACCGCTTGCCCTTCGGTATGAGGAACACGGAGAGCACCTCGACGATATGGTCGCCAGCCTCCCCGATGAGCTGTTGATAGTCGATGTATTGCCCCGCCGTCATCTTCGAGGGGTCGCTCTGCACGCGCAGCTCCGTGCCGTCCTTCGCGATGAACGAGGACACGGAGGGACGCAGCGCGGGTGCGCTGTTGAGGAACTGGGCGTGGCGCGTGAGCTCCGTGTAGCCATCCACAGGGAGGGAGAGCAGGTCGTCACGTCCGAGCCCCGTCAGTATCTCCAGCGTCTGCACGCTCCGCTCAATGTCGTCGCCGGTGTCTATGGCTGCCAGCTGCTGATACTTACCGACTGACAGCCTGTCGTAGTTGTCTATGATTTGAACTTTCATTTTGTAAGTGATTTTTCCGTTTATCTTATTCCGAAGGTATAGCTCCCGTCTCCGCCCGTGTTGAAGTGCGTGAACACGGCGTAGCGGATGGCGTCCATCGCGTGGTCGTTGAAGGGTGACGGCTCGTTCATGCTGTTGCCGTCGCGGTCTGTCTGCCACGTGTAGCCGCGCGCCTCGCGTATGACGTTCACGGCATCCTTCGCTATGTACCACTCCCAGCCCCTCATCTGCTGCACCTGCTCGGCCTTGCGCGTCGCCTTGTAGCAGGGCTTGACGTTGAAGCCATAGGCCGACACCTCGGCGATGGTGCGAGGCTCCGAGCAGTCGGCATACACGGGCGTCGTCCTTCCGACACCTGCCAGCCGCAAGGCCTCCGCGATGTCGGCGTTCAGCATCCCGCGAGCGTAGCACACCTCCCCGATGTAGAGCACCTTCCTCCGCGTGTCGCACAGCACGCGCACGCACGCCGTAGGGTCGTTCGTGAAGCCGAAGTCAAGGCCGTATAGCTCGGTGAGCCCTGCCGCGTCGGGAAGGCGGTCTATCTGCTTGAAGTCGTAGATGACACCCTCGCGCTGTCCCACCAGCCCCTCGCCGTACACGCGCCACCAGTAGGCATCCGTTTTCCCTGCCTCTATCTCCTCGACCTGCACAGCCGAGAGGAACGGGTTGTCCTTGTAGGTCGAATGTATAGACACGCAGCTCTCGCGCGGCTGGATGTGTTCATGCACCCAAAAGGAGTGCGTGGGGTTGTAGTCCAGTATGATGAGCTCACGGGTACGCACGAACAGCTGGCGCGCGGTGTCGTAGTCCACGTTCACGGCCTCGTTGATGAACAGGCGGTCGCGCGCAGGACCATGCACCTTGCTCGGTGTGTCGGCAGAGAAGAACTCCATCTGCGCCCCGTTGCTGAAGGTGTACACGTTGTCCCCTCGGTTGTACGCCTCCTCGCTGTATGCCTCGCCCATGAGCGTGCGGAAGTCACGGATGGCTCCGCGCTTCAAGTGCGGCAGCGTCTCCGACACTACGCTCGTGAGCGTGGGCTTCCTGTCCGTCTGCGCCAGCAGGATGAGGAGCTGCAGGGCGGCGAACGTCTTGCCCGAGCGTGTGCCGCCTGCGCTGTCGATGAAGCGAGGGTGCTGCACCCATGCGTCGTGCATCTTTCGGAATACAGGCGTCACCTCCATGCGCTACTGCTCCCTGTTCGTGATGTCGTCGATAAGCCTCCGCTCCTCCTCGTTCTTCACGTTCACGGTGATGCCTGCCGTGTCGAGTGCCACGTTGAGCTTGAGCTCTCCCAGCAGCTCCCCGATGAAGCGCGCGCTCTGCGTGTCTCCGTCCATGATGGCCTGCTGGTACTGCTTGTACACCATCGCCACATCGAAGGACACCTTCTCCTTCTTGCCGTCGGGCTTGGGTATGGTTATCTCCTCCTCGGCGATGGCGCGTGCGATGTCTCGCAGCGTGCGCCTGCGCCTGCGTGCCTTTGCCGAGGCGATACCCCCAGCACGTCCCCGTTCCTTCGCCTCCTCGCTGGAGTGAACTGGTCGTAGGTTCTGTTCATTTGCCATATCTGTAAATGTTTATTGTTTAACTTCGCGGCCGTAGAATTTAACTCCGCCGCGCTATTGTTTAACTCCGTGAAATTTTTCTTTCTTCATACGGATTTTTCCCTTCTTCAAAAATTATTTTCCCTTCTTCATAATTTGACGGCCTTTGCTCCCGCCAGTCGGTCGGCCGTCTTATCAGGATGGCCAGCGTTCACTCTTTCAAACATTGTTCGTTTCATTTTATTGGTCTTTCTTGAACTGACTGCGGTTTATCTTCTGCCAATTCTCATCTTCCTTTGGATATGGCTGTGCAAGTGGAAGTATCTGCTTTCTTATCTTCTTATCCAATGGCATGAGATACTTGCGCTTGCCTTGCGTGAAGAACTTCTTAACGTCGTTCGTTCCGTAGGCTTTCTTGATATTCTCGATTGAGCCGTCAGGGTATTTCTTCAATACGTATTCACGAACCGTCTTTTCGTGTATCTTCTTTCCATTGATGATAAAAGCGTGACTTTGCCCCGCCGTTGTCTCGCCTATATATATCCAATTAGTCGCTTGATAGATTGTGCCAAGATGATTTTGGTCGCAATCAGCATAAGATACGACGAGCCGACACAAAGGCAAATCCTTTTTGAGTT